GGCGACCTGGGACACCTGGGCGTACTGAGAGGAGCTCGACGAGAATGGCGACGCTACACACTCCGAATCGGAGCTACCCGTACCCGGACGGCGCCGAGCGCGTGATGGACGGAGATAACGCGATCGGCGCGCTCGCGCAAGCGCTGGATGCCGACGTCGCGCGCCTCTGGGCGCCGCCGGGAATCGTGCTGAGCGGCGCCGCTTTCACGCAGACCGCCTCGACGCAAAACATCCCGTGCGGCGCCATCGTCGAGGGAAACTCCGCGCTATACGACGGCGCGAATAAGTGCGTCCTGGTTCCCGCGGCGTATGGCGGGCTATATCTCGTGACATTTTGGGGCTCGGTCGGCGGGCTCACTCCGGGCGGGCATCTCGTCGCAATGATCTCGTGCGGGCCGTCGGCCGGCGGCAAAAACTATTTCGCGCAAGAGGAGATCTGGACGGCCGCAGCGCTCGGGCCGACGTCAACGTTTGCGATCTCGGCGACGATCATGGTCCCAGGCGGCTACGCGATCCTGCCGACGGCCGGCTGCGCGGTCAATAACTGGGGGACGTGGATCGTTAGCCGCTTCTCGGCCGTTCGGCTCGGCTCGGGCTGGGGAATGAGCGCGCGCGATCGGATCGCCGACGAGCTCGGGCCGGACGCGAAGCCGGCGCGACGTCGCCGATCGTGAGCGATCCGCAGACGGCCGGCTATCGGCCGACGCCGATCTCGCAGCGCGACGGCTCGCCGCTCGCGAATAGCAATTGCCGCATGGCGTCGATCGCGACCGGGCTCGACTACGACACACGCGGCGCGAAGCGCTCGACGGGCGCCAAGATGCGCGAGCTCTCCGGCGATACGTCGGGCGGGACGAATAGCAGCGGCGCCCGGACAGCCTGGGACCGCGGCTACTCCGAGACGCTCACCGTGCGCGACGGGCATACCTTCGATGATGCGCTCGCCGATCTCCGGGCCGGCCGGATGGTGCATCTCGACGTTTGGGCGGCGACGCTCGGCGGGCCGTGTTTGTCGGGCTCGGGCGCCTACGGGCACACGATCGCCGTCCTGCCCGATTACACGTCGTCGGGCTGGAGCGTCGCGGATCCGTGGTGCTCGCCGGGCCGCTGGGCGCGCGAGCCCGAATCGCAGCTGCGAGCCGCGGCCGAGCAATGGGGACGCGACGTATACGGGACGACGGCCGGCGAGCCCGACTATCCGACCGGCGATCGAGATCCGCGCTCTGCGGCCGTGCTCGCGATCGTCGAGCGCGTCGTCGCGCGCCTCATGTCGGAGCGCTACCCGGGCGGGCCGACGCTCGGCGAGTTTGACGTACCCGACGAGCTCGCCGGGCTCTTCGCCGAGACGGCCGGCGGGCAGCCGATCCTGTACACCGTGACAGCGGCGATCGCGCCGGGAGGAGATGACAGCGTGACGATCACCCAGGTCAAGGGCGAAGACTGGCGGGCGAAGAACGGCGTACTCCGGACGGCGCCCGATACAGCGGCGTCGCAGATCACGACGCTGCCGGCCGGTACGATCGTCCGCTCGATCGCCGAGATCTCGTCGGCCGGTAGCGCGTACTCATGGCGGCTGACCGAGCATGGCGGCTCGCCGGCTTATTTCGTCTACAAACGGCTATCCGACGGATCGATCCCGGATTTCGATCCGATCTCGTCGCCGGGCGTCGATGCTGCGCTCTCGGATTACATCGCGCGCGTCCCGAGCCCGGCCGGGCCGGACGTCGCCGAGCGTGACGAGGAGTGGCGCGAGTGGCTGCTCGAGGGCTCGCCGGGCTCGTCGGATTAGGTGGCGCGGCTAGCCGGGCTCGCCGTTATAGCGCTCGCGCTGATCGTCGCCGGCGCCGTGCTCGTCGCGCCCGAGCTGCCGATCGCCGAGCGGGCCGCGGCGCTGCTCACGATCGCGAGCGCGATCCTGCTCGTCGGGCGTCTCTCGGGCCGACGCTAGCGGCGTATGGTAAGGGCGCCGGCGCCGCTGATCCGGGCTCGAGACCTAGCAGCGGCGCCGGCATGGGTTCGCCCGTTAGACAGGGATCGCGAAACGTTCCCCCGCGGGCTCGCCGCGACCGTAGCGCGACCGGGCGCTCGTCGTCAATGAGGGAAGCGGCCGGAAGGATTGACAGCCGGCGGTATCTTTGTGTCCCGGGCTCGAGACGACGGCGGACGTACCGCTGCGCTCGAGGAGCTCGGATCGATGGACGGACATAACTCACACGTGAGCCCGGAATCACCACTTAACTTATCGGCAGTAAACGCGATGGTATGGGCGACGCGGTTCTCCGAGCTGTATCCCGAGCCGGGCGTCGAGACGATGCTCGGATGGTTCGCAAACTCGATCGAGAAGGGCCGATCCGCCGGCCGGGCCGAGGCCGAGGCCGAGGCCGAGAGCGCCGCGAGGTCCGCGTCGTGACGCAGCGGACAGAGCTACGGCTCGACATGACGGCGACGCGAAGCGATGCGGTCGATCTCCTCGAGCGGCTAGTCCGTTTCGCGCGCGAGCTCGAGGAGCTCGGGCTACGCGTCGTGGTAACGGGTGACGTGGGCGTCCTGGTGGATACCGTCGGAGAGCAGATCGGAATCGATCAGCTCCTCGAGGCGCGCGGCCGATGATCCGGCGCCTGGTCGCCGAGCTCGGGACGGCGACCGTGCTCCTGCTCGCGCTGCTGGTACTGATCGTCCTGCTCGACGCCGTAGTCAACGGGCGCCCGTCGTGACGATCCCCCCGGCGCGACGGGCGCCGAAGAGCTCGAGCCGCGCCGATCGGCTCTCGGCGACGCTCGGCGCGATGCGCGACGTGCACATCGCGCTACGCGAGCTGCAGGCGCGCGAGGCGTATCTCTTCGAGCTCGTCGAGGCGTCGGCGCGGCTCGAGCTCGACGAGCTCGCCGAAGAGGTACGGCTCGGCGAGGAGCGGGATCCTCTGACGCCGGCGCTCGTCGACGAGCTCCTGCCCGGCGATCGCCGGCTCAAGACGTGACGGCGACCGCGGCCGAGCGGGCTCGGCGCTACCGCGCGCGACGCGCCGAGCGTGACGCCGGCGTGACGTCACGTGACGCCGAGCTCGTCGCCGTCCTGGGCGAGATCCTCGAGGCTATCCACGCTCTACGCCGGGATATCAACGCTGTGGATAACGTGACGTCACGCGGCCGTCACGCTCTAGAGCGTGACGTCACAGAGCGTCACGCAGACGAGGGCGCGCCCGCGCCCGCGCGCGTACGGGCACGGCTCTCGAGCCCTACGGGCTCTAGAGAGCCGTACGTGAATCAGCGTGACGTGACGGCGACGCCGATCGGATTCGTCGATCTCGGCGAGACGGCGACGCCGACGCTCGTCGATAACACGCGGCGGATCCTCGAGACGCTCCGGACGGCGCCCGCTCCCCCGTCGGCGCCGGCTCTCGCCGATGCGCTCGATCTCCCGGCGGGCGCCGTCCTGGGCGTGCTCGTCGCTCTCACCCGGGCCGGGCTGGTCCGGCGGATCGCCGGCACATCGGCGCGAGAGCGCGACCGCTGGGCGGCGACGCCGCCGGCCGAGAGTCTCGGCGAGACGATCAGCTGCTCGGACTATCGGGCTCACCAGCTCACCGGGCACCGGCGCGATCCGGCGACCGGACATTTCCGCTGCTACGCGTGCGAGCCCGAAGAGCTCGTCGCTTCGATGTGAGGAGGGCCGACCGAATGGTGTCACCGGAAGAGGTCGCGACGGCAGAGCGCGAAGCGTCGAAGCTGCTCCGGGCGGATGAGGTCGCCGGCCGGCTGCGCGTGAGCTCGCGCCGCGTGCGGCAGATCCCGGCCGATCAGCTGCCGTACGTGCAGCTCGAGGCGCGCGGCCGACGAGCCTACGCCGAGCGCGACGTCGCCGAGTATCTCGAGCGGCGTACCGTCCGATCGTGAGCGTCGAGCCGCTCTCCCTCTGGGATCATCCGACCGGGCTCGCACGCCGGACGGATCCGCAGACGTCGCACGATGCGGCGCGGAGCGTCGATCCGTCCGGACAATGGGCCGTCACGCTCCGCGCTCTCGCCGAGCTCGGCGAAGCGAATCGCTTCGAGCTGTCGCTCGTCTGCGAGCTCGACGAGCAGCAGCTCTCGCGCCGGCTCTCCGAGCTCGCCGAGCAGCGGCGAATAGTCCTGACGGGCGCGACGCGGCCGGGCATCTCGGGCCGGCAGCAGCGCGTATGGCGGCTCGCGCCGCCGGGCGCCTGGGCGTGAGCGAATACGCCGCGCTCGAGATCGTCGGGCCGCTCGCGACAGTCGAGCTCGAGCCCGATCTCGTCGAGCTCCTGATCGCGCGGCTCGATCGCGATCTCGAGGATCTCGACGAGCAGTACCGCGCGGCCGATGACGGGCCGGCGCTCGACGGGCTCGAGGCGGAGATCGACGAGCTCGCCGGCCTACGCGACGCGATCCATAGCGTCGCGCTCGAGGTCGCCGAGACGTGACGGATCCGCGCGCGGCGCTCACGCCGGAAGAGCTCGAGGCGGTCGCCGTCCTGGCGAAGCGACATCGGCTGCTCGTGCTGATCGTCCCGGTCGGGATCCCGACGGCGAAGGTCGAGCAGCTCACGCGCGAGACGAGCGCGCGGCTCGATGCGCTCGCGGCCGTGCGGGACTCGGACGCGTGAGCTCGCCGGATCTCCGCTCGAGCGACGCTGCTCGGCGATCGATGCGGCGCTATCTCGAGGCGCGCGACGGGCGCGTATGCGTGCGATGCGGCGACGCGATCGATCGTCGCGAGACGGCGAGCATCGGACACGTGATAGCGCGCAGCCTGGGCGGATCAGACGCGCCCGGGAATCTCCGCCTCGAGCATCTCGTGTGTAACAAACGGGCCGGCGTCGATCGCGATCGCGCGCGGCTGGTCGAGCTCGGCGATCTCGCCGCGGTTTTTCAGCGGGCGCGCATCTCTCCGGCAGAGCCCAAGTCTGCGCGGAATGGTGCCCGAAACGGGGCGACAAAGCGTACAAACGTTCGGTTTATCCCGAGCCCGCGGCGATGCTGACCGATCGCGACGGATCGCGGCCGGAGGTCGCGCAAGGGATGACGAGCTTCCCGCTACAGCTGTACGTCGCGGCTGCGCTCGAGGCCGACGCCGTGCTCCGGCGCGGTACCTGGGCGAGCGGGCGCGATCTCGAGCTCGACGATCTCGAGATGATCGCCGAGACGCTCGCGCTGATCCGTCTCGAGCTCGGGCTGCCGGCGTGACGCTCGGCGACCGGCCGCAGGACGTCGGCCGCGAGCATCGCCGGCGCGGCGGGCCGAGCCCGGAGACGGAAGAGCTGCTCGAGCGGTACCGCGCGGCGATGCGGGCCGAGCTCGACGATCTGCTCGGCGAGATCCGGCCGGCCGGCGGGCAGCTCACGCTCGAGGGCGGCGCCGCGCGCCCGGCGCTCGAGCAGCGGCGCGCGCTCTGGGATCTCGCGATAAAGCTCGGGCGCGAGCTCGCCGCGGCGCCCGAGCCCATCGCGCCGGGCGGATCCGAGCCCGCTGCCGTACCGGGACCGCGGAAACGATCGCGCCCGGCGCCGCGGCTCACCGTAGCGCAGCGGAGAGCGCTCGGAGCGACGGTATAGCCGCGCGCCGGCGCCGGCTGCCGGCGCCGCGCTGGGAAACGCCGTTACCGGCGAGCGTCGTCGGCTCGTGGGGTCCGCTCGTCGTCACGTTCGCGCGGAACGTGCTCGGGATCGAGCTCGATCGGTGGCAGATCCGCGCGATCACGCGCGCGCTCGCCGTCGACGCCGACGGCCGGCTCGTGCACCGGGAATATCTCGTCTCGACGGGCCGACAGTCGGGAAAAACGGCGCTCGTGCGGGCGCTGATCGGCTGGGCTCTGACAACGGACGTCGGGCCGCGCTCCTGGGCGCTCGTCTACGGCATCGCGTACAACAGGCCGCAGGCGCGAATCCCGTATCTCGCCGTGCTCGCCGATCTGTCGGAGCTCGCGCATCGCGTCGGGCGCGAGACGCGCGGCGGGCTCGCGCTCACGCGTTACCTGGGCATCCGATCGGCCATGTACGGCTGGCGGCGCGAGTATCACGTCGCGAGCCGCGAAGCTCGAGACGCGCTCCGCGGGTACTCGATCGATCTCGCGCTCTTCGATGAGGTCCGGACGCAGCGCGACGAGGAGACGTACGCCGCGCTCAAGCCGACGGTATCGGCGCGTCCCGAGCCGCTGATCTTCGAGATCAGCTCCGCCGGCGACGAGCGGAGCGTGCTGCTCCGCGGGCTCTGGGATCGCGGCCGGCGGATCATCGACGGCGCCGAGCCGGCCGAGGGCTTCGGCATGACGTGGTACGCCGCCGGCGACGCCGACGCGCCCGACGATCCGCGCGCCTGGGCGAAGAGCTCGCCGGCCTACGCCGAGGGTCGGATCTCCGATGCGACGATCCGTGACGAGCTGCGCGCTCTGACGCCGGCGACCTTCCGACGCGAGCGGCTCAATCTCTGGGCCGACGCCGCCGACGAATGGCTGCCGCCGGGCGTGTGGGCTCGGCAGACGGCCGCGACGCCGGCGGAGCTCGTCGGCCGCGTCGTGCTCGGCGTCGAGTCCGAGCCCGGCTGGGCGCGCGCGAGTATCGCCGTCGCGATCGACGCGCCCGATCGGCCGCTCTACGTCGGGCTCGCCGCGGAGCTCGTCGCGCCGGCGGGCTCGACAGTCTCGCCGGCCGAGCTCCTCGAGGCGCTCGAGCGGGCTCGCGTCGCGTACGGGCCGGCGCTCGTCGTGTGGAGCAGAGCCGCGGCCGTCGCGTCGCATCTCGACACCTGGGCGATCGCCGCCGACGTCCCGACGCTGCCGCTCACGCCGGCCGATCTGCGCAAAGCGTCGGAGCTCTTTCGCTCCGAGCTCGTCGGCGCCCGGCTCACGCACGCGGACGATCCGGTGCTCAATGTGCAGGCGCGGCGAGCCCGGCCGTCGGGCGCGCTCGAGGCGGGCGCGTGGTATTTCAGCGTGCGCGAGAGCCGCGGCGCGATCGACGGGATCCGCGCGGCCGTCTGGGCGGCGTGGGGAGCGCTCTCGCCGGAGCTCGCCGAGCCGCAAGGGCAGATTTTCTAGCGGCGCTCACGCCGGCCGGGCCGGCGGGCGTCGGATTCCGTGCGCGGATCCCGAGAGCGTAGAGCCCGCTGTCAAGCGTCGGCCGCTGCCGTAACGGCTGCCGGCTGCCGCGGTTAGGCGCCTGGGCGCAGAGTGCCGGCGTGGGTGTGCTCGACGGGCTGCGACGCTGGGCGACGTCGCGCCCGTCTGAGAGCTCGATCGAGCAGCAGATCTCGGCGGCGTGGACGTCGCGCGAGCTCGGGCTCGCCGACTATCTCGGGATCCCGGCCGTCTTCCGGGCTCGGCAGATGATCGTCTCGATCATCTCCGAGCTCGAGCCCGTCGCGATCCGCAACGGCTACCAGCTCGCCGAGCAGCCGCTCGTCCTGACGCGGCCGAGTCCGGAGATCACCCGCCACGATTACCTAGAGCAGCTCGGCGGCGAGCTCTTCGATCACGGAAACGCGTATCTGTGGCAGCCGATCACCGGGCGTAATGCCGCCGATCGCGCCGACGTCTCGATCGTGCTGCCGTTTGACGACGTACACGTCACCTGGGCCGACGCGAGCAGGATCAGCCGCCGGTACCGCTGGGCCGAGCGCGATCTCGTCCCGGGCCGCGACGTCCTGCACATCGCGCTAGGGCGCAAGCCGGGCGAGCTCCTGGGCCGCTCGCCGCTCGCCGCGATCGAAGACGCGCTCGCGCGGATCCTCGCGGCCGAGCTGTACGCCGGCGATTGGTTCGAGACGGGCGCCGTCCCGAGCGTGACGCTCAAGTACGACGGGACGCTCACAGACGACGGCGCGAAGCTCGTCAAAGATCGATGGGTCGAGAATCACCGGGACCATAGCCCGGCCGTGCTGCCGAAGGGCTGGGATCTCAAAGAGACGGGCGCGGATCCGGGCGCCTCGCAGCTGCTCGAAACGCGCAAGTACGGCGCGCTCGAGGTCGCGCGCGGGCTCGGCATCTTCCCGGCCGAGCTGCTCCTCGCCGAGCTCGGCGGCTCGTCGCTCACGTATCAGAACGTCGCCGAAGCGCTGATGACGTTCGCGCGCGTCACGCTGCAGCCGGTGTATCTCGCGCCGATCGAAGAGGCGCTCTCCGATCTCCTGCCGTCGACGCAGGCCGTGCGATTCAATACGTCGGAGCTCGAGCGGCTCGGGACGGCGCAGCGCTGGGCGGCGTACGCGACCGGGCTCGGCGCCGGCTTTATCACGCCGGAGCAGGTAGACCGCTGGGAAGGCTGGGAGCGCGGCGCTCCGCTGCCGATACCGGCGCCGCTCGCGCCGACGCCGGCGCCGCCAGAGCTCGCCGCGCGATCGTCGTCGCTCTCGGTCCCGATCATCGCGCTTGCCGCTACGGGAGGTAAGTAATGTCTGACGAGCTGCTCACGTCGGCGGCGTATGACGCGCCCATCCTGGTCCGCTCGGAATCCGAGCGGCTCGTCGAGCTCCGGATCATGCCGTGGGGCGTCGTCGGCCGGACGCGCGACGGGCTCGAGCAGTTTCGCCGCGGCGCGTTTCGCGGCGTCAAGCCGGCGGACGTCGTGCTCGAGGCTATCGGGCCGCACGGCGACGATCCCGGCGTACGGCTCGCCGGCCGCGCCGTCGAGCTCGACGATCGCGAAGACGCGCTATACGGGACGTTTCGCGTCTCGCGCACACACGCCGGCGACGAGCTCCTCGAGCTCGCGCGCGACGGCGTATATCGGGCGGCGTCGGCCGTGTTTACGCCGATCGCGAGCCGTTTCGTCGGCGGAGCGATCGAGCGACAGACGGCGCGCCTGGTCCGCGTCGGGATCGTCGAGAGCGGCGCCTATCCGGGCGCCGAAGTATTGGCCGTGAGATCGGCCGGAGGTGGCACCGTGACACGAGAGACGAATCCGCCCGGCGATCCCGAGCCCGATCCCGAGCCCGCGCCCGCGCCCGATCCGACGCCGGGCGGGCTCCGCGTCGCGCTCGAGCCCGACGCGATCGGCGACCTTCGCCGCGATCTGCTCGGCCGTATGGCATCGCTCGAGGCGCTCGGCTCCGGCCGCGCCGGCGGGCCGCACCCGCTCGCGCGCTGGGCGACCTTCGGCGAGTATCTCGCCGATGCGTCGGGCGATCCGGCCGCGGCCGTGCTCCTGGCGCGCGCGCTCGTCGATCAGACGACGGCCGACAATCCCGGCGTCACGCCGCCGACGTATCTCTCCGAGGTCTTCGGGATCATCTCGGGCAGCCGGCCGGCCATCTCGGGCTTCGGCGGGCCGCGATCGCTCGGCGATAGCGGTATGTCGCTCCATTTCCCGTATTTCGATGGGAATCTGTACGCGCTCGTCGCGAAGCAGGCCGCAGAGAAGACGGACATAACGAGCGTCAAGGTGTCGCTGAAAGACGGCAGCTTCCCGGTCGAGACGTTCGCCGGCGGCTCCGATATCAGCTACCAGCTGATCCGGCGGAGCTCACCCGCCTATCTCGAGGCGTACGGCCGGATCATGCTCGCAGCCTGGGCGCTCGTGACAGAGCGCGATTTCGAGCTCGCCGTCTGGAACGGTGGCACCGGCTCGATCGTGTTCGTGCCGATCGGCGCGACCGACGCCGCGCTCCGCGCCGCGTTCTTCTCGGCGTCGGCTGCCGTCAAAGCCGCGACCGGCTCGCCGGCGACCGTCGCGCTCGCCGCCACTGACGTCTTCGGCTCGATCGGCGGGCAGCTCGTGCCGCCGGCGTACGGGACGTCAAACGTCACCGGGACCGCGCAGGCGTCGACGCTCCGCGTCAATGTCTCCGGGCTCGAGGTTGTCGAGGCGCCGGATCTGCCGGCCGGGCAGATGCTTTTCAGCAATGAGAGCGCGGCCGGCTGGCACGAAGACGGGCCGCTCGTCGCGACGGCCGAAGACGTCGCGCGCCTGGGCCAGAATCGCGCCTATTGGTCGATGGGCGCGGCCGGGATCTACATCCCGGCGGGCATCGTCAAGACGTCGGCCGTCGCGCGCGAGGCGTCGGCGAGCTCGAGCTCGAAGCGCTAGGCCGTCGGCGTGACGGTATGGGTGTCGGCCGACGAGATCCTCGCGCAGTCGGGCGCGTATTCGGATCCGTCGGCCGCGACCGCGGCTGACAGGACGTGGGCGGAGCTGTGCGCGGGCGCCGTCTCTGACGGGCTCGACGTCCGGCTCGCCGGCGCCGTGTGGCCTGGGCAGCTCCTCGAGCCGCCGGTACTGCCGTTCGAGCTCCGCTGGGCGGCGCTCGGCGCCGGCGTCGAGAGCTACAAACGGCGCGAGGCTACCTTCGGGCTCACCGGGTACATCGATCTGCAGGGCGCCGCGATCCGCGTCGCTCGGGACTATCTCGAGGCCGTCGCGCCGCTGATCGCGAGATACGCGACCGTCGGGATCGCATGACGGCGAGCCGGGCGCTCGGCGATCGAGCCCGGATCCTCGAGGCGCTCGACGCCGCCGGGGTCCGGACGGCGACGTCGGGAAAGATGACGGCGCCCGTCGTCGTCGTCGAGCCCGGCGATCCGTGGACAGAGCCGCGCCGGCTACCTGGGCGCGTCACGCGCTGGCGGCTCACGGCGTACGCGGGAAAGGCCGATACGGAAGGGTCGCTCGCCGAGCTCGGCGAGCTCGTCGATCGGATCGACGCCGCGCTCCGGAAGGTGCAGGGCTGCGAGCTGCCGACTTGGGCGAAGCCGGCCGATTACACACTCGACGGCGCGGCGCGCGCTGGTAGCGTCGGGACGATCGAGATCTCGACGATCGAATAGAGGAGGAGATCAGATGGCCGGCTCGCCGCTCTTCATGCAAGACGTAACGCTCACGCTCGCGCTCGTCGGCGCGGCGACGCCGACGGCGTATCAATGCGACGTACACACAGCCGAGATCGTCTCGAAGCCCGGCGATTCGGTGCAATACGTGACGCTCTGCCCGGACGGCAGCTACTCGAGCATCGGAAAGACGACGTTCGGGCTGCACATCGTCGCCGTGCAGCGCTGGGCCGTCGACGGGCTCGCGGCTTTCCTCTGGGATAACGACGGCGAGCTCGCAGACTTTCAGTATCAGGCGCACGGCGATAGCGTCGATCCGACCGCGGATCTGCCCGGGATGACCGGGACCGTACGGCTCGTCGCGCCTAACTACGGCGGCGAAGCGTCGACGTACGCCGAGCTCGACGTCGAGCTGCCGTGCCAAGCGAAGCCGGCGAAGGTCTCGGCGCCGTTCGCGGCCTAGCGTGGCGGCGTCAAAAGGCGCCGTCCGCGTCTCGGGCGTGCGCGAGGTGCAAGGCGCGATGCGCAAGCTCGAGGTGCAGGCGTCGGATCTGAAAGCCGCCCATCTCCGCGCCGCGTCGTCGCTCGTCCCGGGTATCGGCGTGCGATCGCCGCGCCGGACGGGCGCGCTCGCGGCGTCCTGGGCTGCCGGCGCGACGAAGACGCGCGCCCGCGTGACGAGCTCGGCGATCTATGCCGGCGTCATCGAGTACGGCGATCCGAAGCGCGGAATCGAGCCCGCGCGGATGGTGCGCGATACCGTCGACGCGTCGAGCGCGGAGATCCTGCAGCTGTACGGCGAGGAGCTCGCGAAGCTCGCCGCCGGCGACGGCTTCGAGGTCAAAAAGTGAGCGACTACGGTACGCCGCGCCGCGTCGTGCTGACGCTCGCCGATACGCGCCGGCTGACGGTGCTCGAGCGCGCCCGGGCGTGTGGCCTGGTCGGGATCACGATCGACGATATCGGGCCGCTCCTCCGGGCCGTGTCGGCTCACAGCGGCGACGCGCATACCCTCGAGACGGGCGTAACGGTGCTCTACGCGATCGCGTACCAGCTCGAGCGGCGGCTCGATCCCGGGCTCACCTGGGCCGATGCGCAGAGCTGGGATCTCGCGCTCGATCTCGACGCCGCGCCCGACGCCGCCGACGAGCTCGCAGCTGAGGAGAGCGTCGAAGCCGCGCTCGCGACCGGCCTACCGCCGGCCGTCGCCGGCGAGCTCACGATGGCGCAGCTCGACGCGTACCGGCGTCACGGCGACAAGCGCAAGCGACCGCGCCGGCGGGCCGCGTCGTGAGTCTCGCGCTCGTCGTCGACATCATCGGCGACGCTTCGAAGCTCTCGTCTGAGCTCGATAAGAGCGGGAAAGACGTCGGCGGCTGGGCCGAAGGTATCGGCGGCTCGGGTATCAAGGTCGCCGCGCTCGCCGGCGCCGCCGGGATCGCGGCCGTCGCGATCGCCGATATGACGAGCGCGGCCGCGGCCGATCGTGACGAGCAGAACAAACTCGAGCTCGCGATCCGCAACGCCGGCGCCGCGACCGGCGATTACAACGCGCTCGTTGACGACGCGATCGCGAAGGGACAGGACCGCGCCTTTACAGATTCCGAGACGCGCGACGCTCTGCAGTCTCTCGTGACGGCGACCGGCGACGTCTCGGCGGCGACGGATCTCCTGACGCAGACGCAGGACATAGCGCGCCTGGCCGGCGTCGATCTCGCGACCGCGGCCGATGCCGTCGCAAAAGCGCAGAGCGGGCAGGACGGCGCGCTGCGCAAGCTGATACCTGGGCTCGCGAAGGGTGCGACGGCGACCGATACGATCGCGCTCGCATCGAAGAAAGCCGCCGGGCAGGCCGACCTATACGCCGAGAGCTCGGCCGGGATGGGCGCGCGGACGTCTGACGCGTTCGGCGAGATTTCGGAGACGATCGGATCCGTCTTCCTGCCGATCCTCGACGCCGTGCTGCCGGCGCTGATCCCGATCCTTAAAGCGCTCGCGCAGCTCGTCACGGCGATACTGCCGCTCCTGATCCCGTTGATAAAGGTCCTGGCCGGCGCGCTCGGGATCGTGGCAAACGTGCTCGTGCAGCTCGTCGGCTGGCTCGTGAAACTCGTTACGTGGCTCACCCGCGCCGCCGACAAGGTGAGCTCGTTCGTCGCGCAGCTGAATCCGCTCAAGGGATTCAAGATGCCGTCGCTCCCGTTTCTCTCGGCGAGCTCCGCCGGCGCGGCGTCGGCCGGCGCGGGCGCTCGAGCAGCTCCGGCCGCGCAGAGCTCGGCGCCCGGCGGCGTGACGGTCAACGTGTACGGCGCGATCGATCCCGAAGCGACCGCGCGGCAGATCCGCCGGATCCTCTCGGGCCATGCGATCCGGACGGGCTCGGGCGTCGGGATATGACGACGCCGAGCGCGATCGCGTGGGTCGGCGACGCGGCCGGCCGGATCGAGTGTCAAGTCTTGTCGGCGTCGATCCATCACGGCCGCGACGATCCGAGCTCGCAGCCCGAAGCGTCGACGGCGACGCTCGAGCTCGTCGGCGTGCTGCCGGCAGAGGTCGCGATCGGCGCCCGGGTCCGCGTCTCGGCCGTCCTGGGCGGCGTCGAGTACCCGCGGTTTGACGGCGAGATAACCGACGTCGAGGTCGGCTGGGATACCGTCGATCTGACGCGGCCGCGGATCATCGCCGCCGGAGATCTCGGGCGCCTGGGCCGGCGCCCGATCGGTGATGTGCCGTGGCCGGCGGAGCTCGACGGCGCCCGCGTCGCGCGGATCCTGCAGCTCGCCGGCTTTCCGCCGGCGCCGCTCGAGACGGATCCGGGCACCGTGCAGATCCTCGCGCGCGACGTCGATCGGCAGCCGGCGCTCGCGCTCGCGCAATCGACGGCGATCGACGGCGCCGGCGTGCTCTGGCAGGACCGCGCCGGCGCGATCCTCTACGCCGACGCTCTGCACCGGCGCGGCGTCGCGACGTCGCTCGAGCTCGACGCGTGCGACGTCGGGCTCGGGCTCGGCTGGGCGGCGACGCTCGAGGGGCTCTGCAATGAGGCACATATCCGCTACGGCGTCGCGCCCGACGGCGGCGAGCAGCCGGAGGTAACGGCGTCGGATCCCGTCTCGATCGCCGAGCGCGGGCTGTACGGCGAGAGTCTGACGACGCAGCTCGCGACCGCGGCCGACGCGCAGCGCCGGGCCGACGTGACAGTCGCGCGACAAGCCGCGCCGGCGTGGGTCCTGGGCGGGCTCGAGGTCGATCTCGGCGCGCTCGATCCCGTCCGGACGGCGCAGCTGCTCGAGCTCGTCGAGATACACGAGCTCCTCTCGATCACCGGCCTACCTGCGGGCTCGCCGGCGACATCGGCGCTGCTCTGGGTGGAAGGGTGGCGCGAGACGATCGAGGGCGGCGCCGAGCCCGGCGCGATCGCGTGGAGCGTGGCCTATGCGACGTCGGACTATTGCCGGACCGCGGCGCCGCCGCTCTGGGACGATCTCGCGGCGGCGCTCACCTGGGATAGCGTCGATCCGGCGCTCACGTGGAATAGCTCGACGTGCATACCGCCGCAGCCGTCGCGCGGCCGATGGAACGATGCGCCCGCGTCGCTCCGCTGGGACACGATCGATCCGGCGGCGACCTGGGACACC